CCCATGTGGCCATATCGACTGAAGTCTCCGGTTGTTCAAAACCAGATAATAGATCCTGACGAGGATCTACCTTACCATTCTGCACACCCCAGATAGGGTGTCCAGAGGGACGACTCCAAATAGGAACATCACTGTCCCAAGTGTCAGGACGAGGACGAGCAAGCTCGTCTTCAATACGAATGTAGTCATTAACGACTTCATCTCTGTATTGCTTGTCGCACTCTGCATGCCACTTCTTAGCGAAGTAATAAACTTCCCTAAGGGCGGCAACAGAAAAGCTACAAGGAGCGTCAAAAACATGTCCATGCTCATCGAAGATGCGGGACCAGAGACCGTGTAAGAACACGGGTCTGCAGTCTGTCCTACTGTACCTTCCATGGTACGGTGGCCTTTCTACAGGTATGCTACCTTCTCGAATACTAAATTCGAGTAGCTTCGCACAATCAGGTAAGGTTATCGTAAAAAACGGTAACCCACGATCTTCAAATGCGGATTCAACGGCGTTATAACACGCCGTTGATTCCTTGAGCATGCTGGGAAGGTATGAGCAGATGTCCGTGAGGACACCATTCATAATCCCGAGCATCACAGATCTAACGTTTTTCATGTAAGCCCTTTCTAAAGGGGGTTGCAGTCGTTAGGTCCGCAAGAATCAGATCACGATTCTCCCTGAATCAAACCAGCGAGGTTTGCTGCAAGGATAGTCGCCGTACCGGATGAGAGATAACTCAGCATAGCTGGGTCAGTCCCACGCCGAGCACGCAACGTAGACGACGCTGAAACATAATATTCCGGCGTCGTTGGAGTTGCGAGCACAGTCCATTCGATGAATAGATTGTGACGGTCGATAACACCACGAACATTCTGTTCCGCAGAATTGCGGAACTGAAGTTGGATAAGTTCGGTAGCCGACGTATACTTATACGTCGAGCCGAAGTTATCTTGATTAACACGCGTAAGCGTCTTAGCAATGGAGTTAACGGTAAGAGTGATCGTATTTGCGAACATGATGCCCTCCTTGGGCTCTACCAGCCGAGAACCTTACGGTTCTTGACAATGGCAAGAGACCCAAGGATCGACAGTTGTCCAGCTCCCAACGTTGGAAAGCTAGCAGTGGATGAGGAATGCAGCGGTGTACGCCTAACGTGTTTGCTAGTAGCAATACCAGCAGACACCGTATACCTGCCTTCGCCTTCAGGCAAAGCAGGTCCGTGCGACACCGTAGTCGTGGTAACAAATTTTAGCCACCCCTTTCCAGGAGTAGCGATAGTTCTGTTACCGGCTTGGAGTATCTCACCGACATTGTAGAAATAGTCGGTGAACCAAGACCATGGCAGTGATTCCCAAATGTTAGCAGGTATGTTATCTGGAGAAACTCCAGATAGCTGCCTACGCACTTGAGACTCAGAGAGCAAAGCAGAACCAGGATACGTTGGATACCAATTCAACGTAGCGGAGACATGACATTCGGAGGAAATAATATATTTCCCACGATAGGTACCAGAATCAACGATATCGTTCTTCTGAGACCTAGCCACCGTTTTCAAGTTTCTGCGTAATCCTCC